TCATAGTGGATAGAATTGATCGGTTAGCGGTTGATGTAGGAAGAGATTGTTACGGGTTCGGGTGGCTCCTACATAGAAGACCCGGTGTTCGTCGTCAGGATTTTTTTGGAATCCCATACGAGTGAGCCGCGTTTGGTCGGGAAGCAGGACGACATTTTCTGCCTCCCGACCTTTGACGGCATGTATGGTGGTAGCACGTATTCTAGGGGGTTTTCCGAGTTCCCCATCTCTTTCAGCTTTCTGTGCCAGTTCCATCAGGAATTGAGGCAAGGTGAAAGCACGGTTCCATGGTAGTTTGGTCAGAAGGCCAAACCCTTCATTCAGTTGTTCCCATGTAACCGTTTCGTCGTCGTCTATGTTGAAGATGGTCTTTTTGAATCCGTAAGCTACGGTGTCGGCACCTCGCAGATAGTTGTGGTATATGTGCTTGATTATGCGGGATTCCACACCGTAACCACGGATCAATTCTTCCCATGCTGGAATTGCCTCACAGAGCTTTGGGTCTAGGGAAGAGCCCAAATCCGATTCAAACAGCACACCCATTTCATTGAGAGTCCGCTCTATGTGCTCTAGGAACTTTCTGTTTCTTACCAGAATGAACCAGGTTCCCTGTTTCATTTCGTCCTTCAATTGCTTTAGGTGCCTCACTCGTTGAACACTTCCTCCCATTTTGTTGCTTTGGCAGGTGTATTCTTGCTTCTCTTTAATTCGTTGGGCGATGGTTTCGGCGTATTCGAGGATATTTGAAGGGCAACGGTATGTTGTGCTGAGTATCTTACGGCGTCCAGGCAGTGTAATGAGGGTTCTGGGATCTCCACCGTTAAATCCGTAGATAGCCTGTTTGTCATCTCCTGCAACAACTGTTCGCGTTTTAGGTTGTTTGGATAGTTGGTTGATGATTTCCCATTGGAGTTTGCATAAGTCTTGTGCTTCATCGACGTAAAGGTTCGATATGTTAGGGAAGCTATCCAGCGATGTCAAAAATTGTTCAAGTTGGTCGGTGAAGTCGTAGACATGGTTCTGAAGTCTGAATTTTTGGTATTTCTCTGAGAAGTCCTGAATTTCCGAAGGAGAGAAATTGGAAAGCTCCTGGATCTGGGCTACCTGAGACCAGGTAAGCCTGCGGTTTCGCTTGAGAGCGTCCAGGTGCAGGAGTTTATCCCCCAGGCTGAATTCATTGTAGTTGTTGTTATCCGTTCCACTCAAGGCTCTTTTTGCATTGATTGATAGTCCTAGTTGTTTTCCCAGGGCGATGTAGTCCCTGAAGGTTATCACTTTCTTGTGTGGGATGGAACGGTAGGCGATGGAGTGTAGGGTTCTGAAATACCGGAACTGGTATTCCTTAAATTGCGGGAACCGCTCCATTGCCCGTTTGGCGGTTTCCTGGGCCCCTGCGTTCGTAAAGGTTGTAAAGACAATGGTTTCAGGGGTATGGGTTTCAAGTTGTTCCGCCAGGTCATTTAGAAGCGCAGTGGACTTCCCTGTTCCGGCGGAGGCTACGTAGATTATTGGTTCAGTCATAGTTAAATGAAGGCTCCTTTATTTCGCAGGATTCACCGTGCATTTCTTCAAGTTCAGAATCCCACTTTACGATCACACGCACTCGGTCATTCATTCCCCAATCCCCGCCGCAGCAATCACACTTTATGCGTCTTACTGTTTTTGAGAATTGCTGGACTATTCGATATTTATGCCCAAAAAGGAGGCACTTGATTGTTTTTAGGTAGTTCATTTATCGAATCCTTGGATCTTGGCAAGGCACTGAGCGTATCCTGCGATGTCCACGGCATTATCTCTTTTGGGTTTGTGGTTGTTTCGAACGATTTTCATTAGGATCATCATGTGGGCTACGTCTACTGCATCTACTGGTGGGTGACCTGCTCGCTTAACTTGAAGGTAGGAGGTCCAGACGTGGGCGATGTCTTCAAAGTTTTGCTTTGGGGATCCGTAGTCCTGTTGTCGGTCACCTCCCTGGATTCGGTGGGCTTCTTGGCAAATGGATTCGTGTTTGGGTTCTTGGTTTGGTTGGGCCATAGTTACATTTTTTTAAGTTTCTTAATCCAGACACGCTTTCTATCATACGAATACCCGTGCCGGTTAAGTCCTTGCAGCAATGCCCCGGAAGATTTTACAGATGGAATCCGCTTAGCGGCATTTACTAAGTTAAGTTTTTCATTATTAACGAGGTCAATTACCTCCTGAATGCTCCAAGTTAGTTTCCTTCCTCGTTGCTTTGGGATCGGCTTTGCTTTCACTTTTGTTTTTGGTCGATCATCAGGGTATTCAATTCCTGGGCACGTCCAGCGGGGTATTTTATTTGTCGTGTCAGTCATTCTTTGTTGTTTCCTTATGGGTTAATTCTGAGGAGAGGGTTGCGACTGGCATATCTTGATCGTTATCAGAGGTGAAACTCTCTGAACTCGCTCGCCCATACCACGCTTCTCTAGCCATCACAGCCGAATCAAAGGTTTCAATGCATTGCGCTAAGTATTGAGCCAATATGTAATCTGGAGTGTTGCTCCCGTTTTCGGCTGAATGTTTGTTTAGAACGTGCTCTATTTCTTGTTTTAATGTCATAGTAGTATTTAAGTTTAAGTGATAACAAAGTTATGGAGTCTTCTTTTTTAAAAGTTTTCTTTTTCATTTTCCGGTTCTTTGAGTTGCAAAAGGTTTGGGTCGGTCAGGTTCTCCATGTCGATTTTCCAGGCTTTAACGATGGACTCACCGCAACGTGTGTTTCCATATTCGGCCATCAGGTGGTTCTTGAGGACTTCGGTGATCCGGTTGTCTGGGAGAGCTTTGAACTGCTCCCATTTCAACAGTTGTTTCAGATCCTGAAATCTGAAGATAAGCCGCTCTTTTTTATCTACGACAGGGTTTCCGTTGGCCAACTCTTGGGAGTCTTCAGTGGCTCGTTTGCGCCAGGTGTTGAGTATTTCTACGAACTGGCCGATGGCTGTAGTCTCAGGAGGCATTTCTATGATGGTCACGGATTCTAGGTATCCCTGGAGCAGGTTAAGCCAATGTTCTTGTTTCATCGGTGGTGGGATGTCACAAGCCTGTTCCATACATTCTTTTCGGACAGCCTCGTAGTTCCAGAGTTGGTCCCTTGTCATCCGAAGCTGCGTATCTTTGTAAATCAGGAAATACAGTGGAGGATCAGTCAACATTTGGATGAGTGTCTTGTTATTTGGGTCAAAGGCATTCTCGTCTCCGTCGATTCCATAGAGGCAGGTTTTACAGACATTGGAATCGCAGTGTTTTTTGAGTAGCGGGTCACCACACTGGTATTGGTAGTCTCGCTGACTGGTGGATTTTAATATAGTGGCTTTGATTTCTTTCTCTTCCAGTGGAGTTGTCAGCTTACGGTTCCAGTCCAGCAGGAAATTAGTGAGCTCAGGTTTCCCTGCTTCAGGGTTCCGTTTCTTAAAGTAAGTAGCTAGGTTGAAGAGAAGTGTGTTCCGCCCTCCCCGTAATCCTATTTTGTTGGCCGTGATGTAATTCAGGCAGGGTGGACCGTCTTCTAGGTTCCCTCCTGTTCCGGGTAGCTCAATGGCCAGGAAATCCTTTTTCGATATTTTGATATTTTCGACAGTATCGAGAAACTCGGAAGGAGTGTATCCATTGCTTTCGTCTTTATAAGCGTAACGGGAAGACGTGGGTCCATCGTAAGGCATGTTGAGCCAGTTACCGTAACGAGCGTCTCCTGAATCTGTAGCTCCGATGCGATCTTGTTTTGGGAAGATTTCGCAGCTTCCAATTTCTAGTGTTGCTGCAATCGCTCCGATTTTTGGTCGGATGGTTTCCATAACTACTGATTCCGAGAAGAATATTAGAGCGTGCGCTCCTCCTGATTTGGATCGAAAGAGCATAATGGGAAGATTGAGTCCTCGGATCCTTGCGAGAAATTCCTTGATGTTGATGCCGTTCTTGTAAATGTCCACGTCGAAGGCGATCCAGGTAACGGTTCCGTCGGGACGAATGGGTACCTGGCCGATTGACACCTGGCCTTTCAGGTGCTGTTCCCAAAGTTCCCGGGTAATGGGCTCTTTGATTGTCCAGCTTCGGGCAATGTGCTTGCCTTTGTTGTCTACTTCTCCTGTTAGTTCTGAGCGTCCGTAAAGACTCTGGTTCCCCTGAAATAGGTTGTGGAATTTTTCAGCTAAGTGTTGAAGTGGGTATTCAGGCATGGGTTTAAAATAAGTGTCCCCTGCTCCAGAAGGAACAGGGGACGGTTGGGTCAGTAGGGTGTGTTTTCAGTATCGTTGACGATTACATCACTTCCTATTTCGGATGCTGCTAGCGCGGGACGCGGTTGCTCTTGTGGGGAAGGCAACATCAGTTTGGACTGTGTTGCTGATTCCTCGGCAGCTGTGAGGAGGTCCTCGTCAGCTTCGAAGTCGAGAACGCGGGGTTCTTCGAGCTTCCAGTTGTAGTAACCTTCGTCGTCCTTGTTCTTTTCGTAGATCGAAGTGATCTTGAACGAACGTGCGAAGACTGCGGGAGGAACGTCTGCAAGGTCACCGTCGTAACGGAACTTGCGGATGTCGCCTTGCAGCTTGCGGGATACCTTCTGGCCAGTGACAGAGAGGGCAAGCATGGCCTGCGTGATCTCGTTATTGACTTTGATAAGTCCGAGAACGTAGGTCGTCTTCTTGAGCTGGTTAGCACCAAGCCACTCGTCGAATTTGCGTTCACGGCCCTGCTCATAAGCTGGATCGTCAACGACTGTCAACGGATGGATGCCGACAATGCCACCACCCTTGGCTCGGGGGATCCATTCCACATAAACGGTGCGGAATGCAGTTGGTGTAAACTCGATTGGTTGTTCGAGAATTCTACCTGTAGGTGCGAAGAAAATGTCTCCAGCGGATGCGCCTTCGATATATTTTTCTTCTTGTTTGTTGACTTGCGGGGAGTTCTGCTGGATCAGATTCAGAAGAGGCATTGAAGCCTGATCGTCCAACTGGTCTGTGCCGAGTCCCGCTGCGTTGCGTGGGTCGTATGCCATGGTTTTTTGGTTCTTTGGTTCTTTTTTGTTAGTGTCAGGATTTAGGATTCCGCCTGAGTATCGGAAATTTTAAAAATCACTTAAACACCACCTTTCTTCCTTCGTAGACTGAGAAGGCATCCCGTGGAAGGGAGTCTCGAAGGTCGGGGTTATTAAGAACCTCGGTGATGAAGGCTTTGAGTGTTGCATGATGGATGGATTGTTTCTGGCTGGGCCGGACTCCGAGTTCGGTAAGGGTCTGTAGGACGCTTTCTGCCAGTTCGTTTTGGCCTCTGTCAATGTTTACTTTGATTTCATTCTTGATGATCCCGTCGTTCTGGGTCTCACGGAGCCAGTTAAATGCTTCAGCTTTATTGGCTTCGGAAATATTGGCCTGGATGAAATCTTTTACCTCAATTCTTCCACCACCCTGTAGGTCGATGGCTTCAAATCCGAGTTCATCCATAAGGGTCGGAAGGTTTACTTCTTCGATTTCACGGATTTCCGTTTTCTTTGCTGTGACCTGAGCTTCTAGTTCCTGAAGTTCGGTTCGGCGGGTTCGGAGGATCTCTCCGAGTCGTTGGATTTGTTCGATTTGGTTCATAACGGCTTGCTCAGTTTTGTGTAAACATATCGACCGCAAACGCTTATTTTAGCGTCTACAATCCTCTCACCTTGACGATTCCCTCTGTGAAGTTCCCAGTCAGTTTCGTGCTTTCGATAGCCTTCTGACTCTAGTTTTTTCGCCTCTCGTCGAAATGCGAGTGCGCTACGTGTGAATTTTGTGACTTTCATAATAAAAAAATACAGAACCATTTATTAACACCATGTTTTTCCCAGGTCGAGATCGGCGACTGTGGGAACTTTTAGTTTGATTACGTGCTCCATGATCTCGCACATCAATTTGGCTTCTTTTTCATTTTTGACCATTGAATTTAGCTCATCGTGGACTGGTAATCTTAGATCAAGTCCTGCGCGAAAACACTCGACCATTGCAAGTTTGGTTTGGTCTGCACTGGAGCCTTGGATGAGTCGGTTGAGAGCTTTGCTTGTAAAAGCTCTTTCAGGAAAGCAGCGATTCCCCTCGATGTTGTTACGGGCGTATTCAACAGCCTGTTCTTTGCTATTGAAAGTTGGATGCCCGAACCCTGGGGTCCATTTATTGAAATGAGAACGTCGTCCAAGGATGGTTCGTATGTAACCTCTGCGTGAAGCTGCGGCCATTGTTCTATCGAAGAGTTGACGTAGAAATGGAGCGTGTTCATTGAAGCGGTTAAGGATAGATTCGCATTCATATTCAGATACTCCTAATGTTTCAGACATTTTCTTTTTACCCATGCCGTAACCGATGCCCAAACAGAGCATTTTACAGGTATCGTATGGTAGACCTGTAGCGTCTTCGAAGAAAGCATAAAGTTTAACACCTTTCTTGAAAGCCTCGCACGCTTCCTGCGCCTTGGGAAGATTCTCCAGCATGGCGTAGTGAACCTGGAACCTGGGTTCCTGGGAGCTGTAGTCTGCTTTGCACCAGAGGTGTCCTGGTTCTGCAATGTAGAGGCTTCGGATTCGCTTTCCCCACTTAGATCGTTTGGGAACTTGCTGCATATTTGGATCAGAAGACGATAAACGTCCTGAACGTGTTCCTCCTTCGTCGCTGGTAGTTTGTTTGAAGGAAGGGTGAATTCGTCCTTTGAAGCTCCATTTATGTATAGGTTCCTCCACAAACACCGTTCTAAGTCGATTAATTCCACGGAGTGCATTAAGCGCAACACAGATAGGGTCTTTTTGTTGGGAGAGGAATTCTTTTGTAACCGAATAATTCCCTTTTTCAGTTCTCGGCACACGTATCTGTTTTGAGGTAAGGAATTTACCAAGCTGTGGAGGGCTCCAGATGTCAAGGGTTCCAAATTTGTCTCGGAGTCGTTTTTCTTCGGTGTAGAGTTCATCACGTAATTGTTCTGCGGCGGTTTGGTCGATGGGAACTCCCATCTTAGTCATGTAGCGAAGGACTTTGGTCACTTCGCATTCAAGTTGAAAGACGCTCCATAGATCTTCGCTATGCAATCGGGGCACTTGAAGTGTGTATATGTCGAAGGTATTACGAGCGTCCATTTCACCATATCGACCCACGTAACAGGAGGGGAGCCGC